TGTAAATGAATTTCCATCAATAAAAAAAGGTATAAATCTTAATACTACTGCCGGATATAACGTATATAATCTAACTATAAACGAGCTTGGTCCGCTATCAATGAATGTTGGTCGTGGAAACGTATTATTTGAAAATAATGCAAATGATGCACTAAATGGTGCTGGCGTTACCTTACGCACAACAGTAAATCCGGTGGATGGAGTTACTGCAAGTGGTAGTATTTTGTCTGTTCGTAGTGTGAATGATTCTGCAAGACTATGGGTTGGACAAGTTATTACAACTGCAGGAAACAACGACTTTTTAGTTGGAACACCACCAGTTGGGCAAGAATGGGATGCTTCAAAGTATACTATTAAATTAGAAAAAACTGGAAATATATCTGCATCGACCATAAGCGGAACGTGGATTGCCACTGCCGAACAAGCAGAAACTGGTGAACTAAATACAAAAATAATGACACCACTGCGAACTAGGCAGGCCATAGATACACGTATACAAGAATTGTCAGAAGGTGGATTTTTAGGAAGTGCGTGGTATAATCCTTGTGGTGGTGGTTCTGGAACTGGTGCTCGTGGATTTACTGGTAGTGCTGGTGCT